CAGATGCTACCTATCCTAATGTTGTTAGTAATGCTTCAGGTAATTCAGTAGATACAGAAGATTTCCTCTTATTTAATGGGTACTTAAAAGAAACAGATGTCTTAGAATATGGTGGAGCAGCAAATCAAAATTTTGGGTGGGATTGGAAAGATAACTTTAATTTAGATGTTTCAACTCAAAGATTTTTAACAAATGCTCCTTTTGTCCAATCAGCTAACTTAGAAGATTATGGAACATTGGCTTTTTTACAACCTCAAATAAATGACATAGGTGATGAGATAACTAGTATAGCATTAGGGTATGTTGGTTCTGATGGCTCACTTTTAGCTTCTGAAATTATGGATTTAACTTCGGCTAATGGAGCTTTTAATACTTATGATGGAAAAACTAATAAACAAATATTGTACTTTGGTTGCTTCCCTGCTAACTTGAGAGCTTGGAGTACGACTTTTCAAGGTTTAGTTACAGCAGGAACAATACAGGGTGGAAAAATTGTTCTTTATGCTAATAATAGTGGTAGTAGAATGACAGAGGAATATACAATTAATATTAATTGCCCTGAAAGTAAAGGGTTTGAACCTATACGACTTTGTTGGCTTAATCAGTATGGAGTTTGGGATTACTTTACATTTAATAAGAAATCTACAAGAAGCATATCAACTAAAGGTTCTACATACAATCAACTAGCAGGTACTTGGAATTCAAGTACTTACAGGGCTGATGGCTTTAAAGGAGGTAAAAAATCTTTTAGAGTTAATGCTACTGAGAAAATTAAAATGAACACAGACTTTGTAAGTGGAGATTATAATACAACATTTGAAGAATTAATAAACAGTCCTGAAGTTTACATCTTAGATGGCTTCCAAACAGACAATCCCAACGCTTTATTAAATACTTATGTAACACCTGTAAGGCTTACGACTTCAAATTTTACAAGAAAGACAGTAGCTAATGACAAGTTAATTCAGTATTCATTTGAAGTAGAAAAGAGTAAAAAACTAAGAACACAATCAGTATAATGAGTGTACAATTAATATTATATCCACAAAACTATGATGGTCAATTTAACTCAATAGCTTCAGTTGCAAATGAGTTTGTTGTAGATGGTCTTAACTTTAATACAATAAATACTTCAGGTAGCTATGACAGTAGTACTAGTGGTAATGTTATATTAGATGTTTTGACTAATCAACCACCTTTAATACTTAATTCTTGGTATCGTTTTAGAAGTACAGCATTAGGAACTCCTGACTTACCTGTTGAAACTTCAGGAAATTTGGTGTTAGAGTCTGCAGTTGGAGGTTCATTAAGTGGAGTGTATCAAAGGCTTTCTAACTTAGTTGTTGGTACGACTTATGAAATGGTGATAGACTTAGACCAAACATCAGCAGCAGGTAGTGTTTTTACAGGTGCTTTTAATGGCACTAATATAATTTTACAACCTTCAGACTCAGCATCAAATTCTCAGATTACTTTTACTTGGACTGCTGCAACTGTAAATGATACAATTGTTATAAGTTATCTTAACTTTGTTAATGACACTATTAGTATAAGTAAGATAAGTGTTTCCCCACAAGGATTAACTCCTACAACAATTTATACAGACTTGGAAGATGGTCAGGTAATATGTGATTTATATGAAGATGAAGATATTCCTCTAAGTCTTAGTGTTGATGATTTTAAAAATGTAGCTGAGAAAGTGCAGTCCTATTCAAAGGCTTTTAATCTTCCTGCTACAAAAAGAAACAATCTAATATTTGATAATATATTTGAAATAACAAGAACAGATACAGGTATTAATTTTAACCCTTACAAAAGGACTCAATGCGTTTTAAAGCAAGATGGTTTTATTTTATTTGAAGGTTACCTTAGACTTATAGACATCTCTGACAAAGAAGGTGAAATAAGTTACAATATAAACCTTTATTCTGAAGTCGTTGCACTAGCTGATGTGTTAGGTGAAAGTAAGTTTTTAGATTTAAACTTTACAGAATTAACCCACGATTACAATAGGACAAATATTATAAGGAGTTGGCGAGACTCAGGTGGTGGTACGAGCATAACATATACTAACCCTGATACATCAGGTTTTAGAGATGACTACACAACTTTAAGATACCCTTTTGTAGATTGGAGTCATCAAATTGCAGTAGGTGGTTCAAATGCACCAAACGCAACAGATGGCAACCCTGAACTCCTTACATTAGAAGCAGCATTTAGACCTTTTATAAATATAAAGTATTTAATAGACAGGATATTTGATGTCGTGCCTTTTACTTACGAAAGTGCATTCTTTAATACAGCAGAATTTAGCAAGTTGTATATGGACTTTAATTGGGGTTCTGAAAATACTCCTGTTGAATTAGACAGCACTACTTATTTATCTGCATATCTTCCTGCTGTAACAACTAGTGGCAGTCCTAATTATGCTACTGCTAACTATAGCGTAATGGAGCTAAGTCCTACACCTATAGCTATTGTTCCATATCAAAATCCACCAAACTATAACAGTACTACTCAAGTTATTACATCAACAGTAGTGAATGAAACTTACAATGTTAATTACTCTTATGAAATACAAAATACTTCAACTGTAACCCCAAGGACTATAGAGTGCCAATGGCTATATAACTCCACACCGATAAACTACTCACAAGTTCAAACAATAGCAGCAGGAGGAACTTTTATATATGCAGGTAGTTTTTCACAAGAAATGACAACGGTAGGTGATACTTTACAAGTGCAATTTAAAACTAATGTAGGAACAGCAAATAAAGTAAGACAAAAAGACTGTGGAATTGCTTTTTGTTATACTGCAAGTGTAGGATTTACTGTAAATGCTAAAGCTATGACAACAAATACAATGCTACAAACTTTAAGGGGTGAAACAGGGCAATGGGATTTCTTAAAAGGATTAATGACTATGTTTAATTTAGTGTCAATTCCTGATAAAGACAACCCTAGCAATATCTTAATAGAACCTTATGCAGATGTTTTTATTAATAATACAGCAAGTGGTACAACTTCAGATTTAAGTTTAGCTTCAAGAGGTATTGCACACGATTGGACTGATAAGATAGATATTGCAGAAATAAAGCTAGAACCTTTGACTGACTTAAATAAAAAAACTATTTTTAAATTTGTTGAAGATGATGATGATTATGCTTTTATGAATTATAAAAACTCAGTAGGAGGACATTTATACGGAAGTAAACTAAAAGATGAAGTATTCTATACAGTATTAAGTGGTGAAAAAGAAATAATTGCAGAACCTTTTGCAGCAACAGTACCTAAACCTTTGATGGAGCAATTTCCTGAATTTATAACTCCTGCAATTTATGCTAGAGCTAATGAAGGAACTTGGGAAGGTTTTGAAAACAGTCCTAGAATTATGTTTAATAATGGTGTTAAGACTTTATCAACTTGTGCTTATTATATCCCTGCTCAAAATGGAGTTGCAGAAAAAATAGATGAAGATGAATTTTTACAGTTTAGTCATTTAACGGATATTCCTACAATAGCAGACACTAGAGATTTTCATTTTGGGCAATGTCAATTAATACAACCTGCAGGTAACTCTGTGCCTGATAATTTATTCAACTTGTATTGGCAACCTTACTATAATGAGCTTTACAATCCTGATACAAGAACAATGACTTTAAAAGTTAATCTAAGCCCTGCTGACATAAACACATTCAATTTTTTTGATACTGTAATGATTAAAAATAGACAATTTAGAGTAAATAAAATAGACTACAAACCAAACGACTTAGCTACAGTTGAATTTATACTTGTACCATAATGAGCAAAATAGCAACAATACCATACTTAACAGGATTTACTGTAAAACCTTTATCTACTTCTCAAATAGGAGTTGTAACCTTTACTGACGGAACAAACCAAATAATCCCTAATCAACTGCAATGTGAAGCGTATGGATATACTTACGATAAGGCTTCAGGTACTTGTAGTGCGTTTAGATACAGCACTAATCTTATTACAAATTTTGCTAATGAAAATAATAAGACTTATGGTACAGGAAACTCAACAGAAACAGGTACTAACAATACTATAGTTATGGGTGAGAATAATACTGTAAAAGGTTTATCAAGAAACAACATTATAGTAGGAAATCAAAATGAAATAGCTAATAGTGTAAACAATGCTTTTGTTTATGGTACTTTAGGAGAAGCTACAGCTAATAACTCAATAGTCTTAGGGGGTAATGCTTCAACAGATAATTTAGCTGAAAGACAAAGTATTCATTTAATGTATGGAACGCAAACTACAGCAGGGGGTACAGTTGATAGTTACTTAAATAATATAACAAATAACTACTTTACTATTCCTGATAATACTGTAATGTATTTTCACGCTGATGTTGTAGCTGTAAGAGTTGGTGGAACAGGAACAGGCTCAACAGGTGATTTTGCAAGTTATGTAGAAAGAGGAGTAGTAATAAATAAATCAGGAACGCTAAGTATAGAAAGAGAAAGAGATGCTATTAAAAGTTCAGGTACAGTAAGTGCTTGGCGACCAACAGCTACAGTAGATGGAACTAACTTTATAATAGATGTAAGAGGAGCAACAGATGTAACAATAGAGTGGGCTAGTAACATAAGGTTCACACAAATTAAAACAGGAGTAGCACTTTAAAAATAAAATTATGGCAGATAAAATAGTAATAGAAGCAGAAGTAAAATCTAATATAGGTGATGTAAGTAAAGACGCAAAAAGTGCAGCAGATGAATTTGAAGTAATGGGAGTTTCTTTAAACTCAGTAAAAGCAGGATTTGTTTCAGCAGGTAATTCTGCTAAGGTAATGTTCGGCTCTATAAAAGCAGGAATAATGAGTACAGGGATAGGTGCTTTATTAATTGCTTTTGGTTCTTTAGTTACTTTCTTTACTTCAACAGAAAAAGGAGCAGAAAGATTAAAGGTGATACTATCAGGAATTAGTGCAACTTTTAATGTTTTAAGAGATAGAATATCTACAGTTGGAGAGTCATTAACTAATGTATTTAATCAGAGTTTATTAACTACTTTAAAGCAAATTGGAAATGCTTTTAGAGGAATTAGTACTGAAATAAAAGAAGATGTAACCTCAACAATGGAACTTACAAAGCGTACTAACGAATTAGTTGATGCTGAAAGAAAGTTAAATGTAGAAACTGCACAGAAAAGAGCTAGAATTGAGGAATTAAAATTAATTGCAGAAGATGTAACTAAAGAAGAAGGGGAAAGATTAGCAGCAGCAAAAGTTGCATTTAAAATGGAGCAGGATTTATTAGATGCAAGAGTTAAAAATGCTGAAGAAGCTGTTAATATACAGAAAGACTTAAATAGTATTAGTAAAAGTGGAGAAGAAGATTTAGATGCACTAGCAGAAAAAGAAATAGCATTAGCAAATATAAGAGCAGAAAGTGCAACTAAACAAATAGAATTAAATAATAAGATTAATGCTATTAAAGCAGAAATTGCTGCACAAGAACAAGAAGATGCAGATGCTTTTGAAGCATTACAGGTAGCACAAGCAGATGCCTTTGAAAAAAGAGTAAATAAAGAACTAGAAATTGCAAAAAAAGTTAAAGATGCTAAAATTGGAATTGCTAAAGATGGTCTTAATTTAATTTCAGCAATAGCAGAAGAAGGAAGCACGATAGGAAAAGCTGCAGCCGTTGCATCAGCTACAATTTCAGGGGTAGAGGGGGTGCAAAACGCTTTTACTACAGCACAAAAATCACCGTTAACAGCTCTTATGCCTGCTTATCCTTTTATTCAAGCAGGACTTGCAGGAGCATTTTCTGCTATACAAATACAAAAGATATTAAGTGGAACTCCTGCTGTAGGAGGAGGAGGAGGAGGAGCTACAGCTGCAACACCTGCAACACCTGCACCACAAATGATGTCAGGAGCTTTTGAATTAAGTGGGGGAGTAAAACCTGAACCAACTCGCGCTTATGTTGTTACAGATGAAATGACAAACAGTCAGAACCAATTAGCCAATATTAGAAGAAGGGCTACAATCTAAATATCAAATAAAAATTAATTAAATATATTATATACTATGCCACCTTGCGAAGAATGTGAAAACGGAAAATATAAATGGGGTAAGACAGGAAGCTGTACTTATGACTCAATTGCTGAATGTGAAGAAGCCAATAAAGACTATTACGAAAAGACTACATCTATTGTAGAGTTGGTAATTGCAGATGATAGTCAAGAACTAGCTATTGACGCTATCAGTTTAGTAACTTCACCTGCTATTGAACAAGACTTTGTTTATTTTGGAAAAGAAAAGAATAATTTAACATTTGCTAAAGTAGATGAGGAGAAAAGAATGTTAGTTAGTCCTGCACTTATTCCTAATAAGCAAATATTCAGACACGACCCTAATACAGACTCAGATTACTATGTTTACTTTAGTCCTGATACAGTTAGAAAGGCTTCTGAGTTATACTTAAAACATAACAATCATCATAAAGCTACATATCAACACCAAGATAGAGTAAGCGGTGTTCTAACAGTTGAGTCTTGGATTATTGAAGATACTAAATTAGACAAGTCTACTCTTTACGGGTATTCACTTCCTGTGGGTACTTGGATGGTAAAACTAAAAATTTCTAATGATGAAATTTGGTCTAAGATAAAGGAAGGTGAATTAAAAGGACTTTCAATTGAAGGCTACTTTACGGACAAGATGGAACAGATGTCAGAAAAAACACCAACTACTGAGGAAATATTATCTGCTTTAAATGAAATAATAAACGAAAATCAAACAAAGTAATAGTTTATCTATTATATATTACAAACATTAATAAAACTAAAAAGAATTATGGACATTAAAGAACAAATCTTAGTAGCTCTAGGTCTTAACAAAGAAGAAACAATTAAGTTAGAGTGGCAAGCAAAATCAGAGGATGGAACTATTTTCGTTTCAACTGCTGAAGAATTAGAAGAAGGGGTCGATTTTTCAGTTCTCACAGAGGATGGAACGACTATACCTGCTCCAATCGGAACATATCGTTTAGAATCAGGAGTATCAGTAAGAATTTCTGAAGAAGGGGTAGTGGCTGAAGTTATCGAGTCAGAAACTGAAGAAGTAGATACAGTTGAAGAAGAAGATTTATCAGAAGAAGTAAAAGAAGAAGAATTAGCTGAAGCTGTTGAGTTTGCATTTCCTGAAACTGACGCTGAAAAAGCTGATTGGGCTAAGTCTTACGAAGAAATGAAAGATAAGGTTGATAATTTAATTGACGCTGTAGCTGATTTAAAAAGAGATAAAGTTGGAGGTGATGATGAAGTTGAAGAAATGTCTGAAGAAACAGTTGAACCTTCTACAAATCCTAAGTCTATAAAAACTACAGAAGTAGTTGAATTCTCAGCAGAAGATGAATTGACTAAGTTAAAAGAAGAAAACGAAAAACTAAAGACTGAGTTAGCAGCACAACCTGCTTCAGCACCTTTAGATACTAATAAATTCAGTTCAGACAGAAAACCTGTTTCAAGAGCAGAATACAACAAAATGACAAGAAGAGAGAAATTCTTACACGATTTAAATAAATAATATTAATTAAAAAAAACAAAAAAAATGGCGTTTACTACAACATCAAACTTTGCAGGAAAAGCAGCAGGATTTTACATCTCAGCAGCTTTAAAAGCATCAAACTCGTTAGATTATCTAACAATGATAGAAAATATCAAATTTAAAAGTAACATACAGGCAATGAATAATACTGTCAGTTCAGTGGCAGATGCTACGTGCGATTTCACTAGTGCAGGTACTCTAGCTTTAACAGAAAAAGTATTAGAACCTAAGAACCTACAAGTTAATCTTGAATTATGCAAGGCTACACTTTTAGACTCTTGGGAAGCTCTACAAATGAGAGCAGGAGCAGGAGCACCACCACCTGCATCTTTTGATGACTATGTTATTTCTTATATGGGAGAAATCATAGCAGAAGCAACAGAAAATTCAATATGGGGAGGAACTGCTGTAGCAGGGAAATTCAATGGTTTCTTAGGAGCAGGTACAGGGCTTTTATTACCGGGAGTTGATGCAACAGTTGTTCAAGATGCAGCAGCAGGAGCTTATACAGCAGCTACAATTATTGCAGAATTACAAGGAGCAGTTGCTTCAATACCTAGTGCAGTTTTAGGAAAAGAAGACTTACATATATATATGAGTCAAAGAACTTACCAATACTACATTTCAGCAGTATCGACTTTAGGATATGTTAATGCTTACAATATGAATGGAGATTATGTGCCAATGTTTGAAGGCTACAAAATTGCCGTTTGCAATGGAATGAACGAAAACGAATTAGTTATAGCACAAAAATCTAATTTATTTTTTGGGACTGATTTGCTAAGTGATAAAACTCGTATAGATTTAATCGATATGGCTTTTACAGGTTCGGACAATATGAGATTAGTTGCTCGTTACTCAGCAGGCGTTCAAACAGGAACAGGAGCTGATATCGTAAGACAATCATAATAAAATAAATTTACGGAAGGAGGGGGTAATACCCTTCCTCCCTTAACCTAAAAAAAACAAAACAATGGCTTGTACAGCACTAACAAAAGGTAGGGGACTC